GCCTACCACCTTTCGACGGATCAGCAGCCGAACCCGCAATATTGGCGGGTATTCTTATTTCGTCATTACCTGTAATAGGATCATAACGTAATTCTTTTCTTGCTTCATTAGCTGTAATGATGCCTGCATTGACTAATGTCGAATGGTAGGCAGCAATATCTTTTAATTCTGGTTGCATAGCACTTACTGAACTAGTAACTGCTTCAATGTCATATCCGTAATATCGTTCTAGGCTTGATGTAAATTTACGAACAACTGGCATTACTGTTTCTAAATAAAATAATCTTAAATTAGGTGAAATGTTAGCGTTATTACCACCAGCTAATAAAATAGGTGGAACACCAATACATTGCATAATAAATTCGTTGTGTGTTTTAATAGACTGATCAAAGTCCATGTCTTTAAAGTTTTGATTTGATACTTGTGCAGGCTTCAATCCTGAATCCAGAATAACTGGACGCTTGCCACCTTGTTTAGTTGAGTATTTTTGTAACCAGTATTGTATTGTTTTTTCTTTTGCAATCTGTGAAAGTGTATTTTCTGACGTTAAAACTAAGCCAAATACAGCTCCGTTTTCAAAAAAGTTTTCTTGGAAGTCTTTCATTGCGTACAATGTAGCAATGCTTCGTTGTGCTGCTTCTAAACGCGAAGCACCACGATATATTGATTGTGAATTCAAATCACGGAAGTGAAAAACTTCTGACTCTTTAAAATCAACTAATCCGTTGTAACGATAACCACGAATAAATGTTTTCACGTCGGTTAAGATTTCTACTGAACCTGCAGGCAAGTGGTACATAAATACACCATCAAAGTGTACAAACACATTACCTTCTAAGATCAAGTCTGTAAATAGTGCTTGGCGAAATTCTTGCGTGCTTTGGTAAGGATTAGGTCTAAAGTTTAGCAGTGTGTTTAATGACTTTTGGCGAATTCCGGTAACAACACCTTCATGGACCTTATCTTTAACATCATAATCTAGTGAGCTAGCTGCATTAACAAGCATACTAACTGAACGATTAACTGCTTCTAGTTTCTGAAAGCTTTGACGATATGATAGCTTGCTTTCTGAACCAATTTGTGTACCTGCTTCTTGAGCAATACGCGTTTGTGCTGGATTAAGTTTTTCAACAATCCAGTCTGTAAATCTTGACATAGTTTTCCCTTAAACGAACTCTGAGAAAAAACTACCAAAGCTCTTTTTGGGTACAACCATATCCACCACATCACCAGTATGTTTTGCACGCTGCGTCTCTATCCAGTGAGCCTGTTTGGGTTCACTGCCAGGGCGGGGAGCTTTACCGTAAACACTATGTAACGCTACATGATGACGATTACAAAGGGTGTAAACTTGGTCATATAACTCTACTTGGTGCTCCGAAATAAACTCATCTCGCACAGCTAAAATACCGGCATCTGTTGAAATATCGTAACCTTTAGCTTCAGACCATTTATCTAGGAGTATAGTAACTGAATGTAGGTGGTGCAGTTCTAGGTCTGTGGTCGAACCACAAACGCAACACTGCGTTTTCTTCTCGTAGGCTGCCTTAGCCCTATCACGAACCCACTTTACAGGGATTCGCTTATTTGTGTTTTTTGCCATTATTTCAAAGTACTCCACAATTACCTAGTATTATAGCAGAATAGCAAACAAAAGTCAATGCTTAAATTTTTTCTACCATTATAGTGTGTATGTGTATAGTGCGTACCTAACGGCATCTGCCATGTGACTATAATCATCATGCATTGGTCGTTCACGTTGTAGCCCCTCACGTTGATCCCAGCGATACTGGTCAAACATGGCTCGCACGTTAGTGCAATGTGGTGCAACTTTTAATCGACCTTGTTGTAATAAGGTCTGAACATACGCAATGCCTGGTAAGACATCTTTTTTAGCTTTAGTAGTTGAAATGTTGTAAAGGTAAGCCAAGTCACTAGCAAACTGTGCAGCAGCCGAGTCAATAAAAGTTACTTCAACTCCATGCTTTTCATTCATTGCTGTGAATACTGCAGCGTGCTCTTGAGTAGTTTTTTCTGACTCTAAGTATTCGTCGACAACAAAAAAGCAATCGCGGTTCCAATCGTACACGATAGCGCAATAAGCAGTAGCGTCTCTGTAACCAGGGTCGCATCCAGCAAACGCTTCGCCTTTAATATCTTCGGGAATTTCAACAACATCTGTATCCTGTAGTGTGTAAATCTGACCCTCAAATACGGAAAATGAGGCTAAGTATTCTTGTTCGAACTCTGACTTTGACATTGATCGACGTGCTTCGGCAACGTCTGACTCAGCCATGCGAGTATTCTCTGTGTAATCTGCTTGCAGCGAGATCCACTCTGGGAAACCTGGATCAAATCCACGATTCCAAAATTGTGAAAACCAGTTGTTACGACCACGAGGTGTGGAGATAAAAATGGCTTTTGCTTGGGGTTTGTCTAGGGTAGGTCGTAGTGCAACATTAAAAGCTGCTTCACCACCTTCGCCTAGTGCAGCTTCATCAAATATGATTAAGTCATACGATCTACCAACAGTTGAATCAACGGTACTAAGAGAGCCCATACGAATAGTACTTCCATTGGACAATTCAATGATTTTATCTTTGAGGTTATCGCGCGCAACTTCGAGGTCAAAGTGCTTAATGAGTTTACGTTGTAGTTCAAATGATATAGAGCTTAGGTTATAGTTTGGTGAAATGATTAAGACATTTGACCCAGGGACTAAGGTAACTAGTTGTCCAATTACGTTAGCTATGTAAGTTTTGCCTAGTCGACGTGCAAGTGCAGCACAAATAAACCTGTACTTGGGATCGTTGACTGCGTTTATGAGTGCAACCTGTGGACGGTTGATTGTATCGTATACATCTAAGAGCTTTAGGTAATTTGTTATGGGTAGCTTAATAAACCTCAGTTGAGGATCTATTTCTGTTATTGCATCTACATTGATATCTGGTCGTGAGACTGTAAGCATTATTTTGTGGCCTTTGCTAGTTCACGATAGCCTTGTGTGGTTGGATGTACTTTGTCGCTGCTTGGTTGAAATTCTAAGGCTGTGTCACCATACTCTTTAGCTAGTGACCTTACTAATTCTGATATACTAGGTTTATTTTGTGGAACTATCCAAAATACGCGTTGTGCTTGTACTTTGCTACGCATTGTTTCTAGTTCGCGTTTTGTTCTTACGCCAGTATGATCATTAGCACCTAAACTAATAATAGCTGTGCTTGCTAACAAATCTTTTGTGCCGTATATTTTATTCCACTGCCAGCTATTAATACCGCCCTTGCTATACGAAACACACTCTTGTCTTTGCATTTGTGTGCCTACAGCAATACTATCGCCTAAAATTAAACAATCTAACATTTTTATTCATCTTTTATTAATATAAAACCTATTCGGTCACCACACTCACTAGCATTTTAACTCCAGTACTTTGAAGAGTCTAGGTTATCCCAATAAGCTTTGTTGTTGCGATTCCAGAAATTCTTGATTAAGTACTTTGACATACCAAAATAACCCATCTTGCGAAACCTACGTGAGTCTTGCCCAAAGTAGTGATTTAAGAGTTTAAACTTGTTAACACTATACTTGCGACTCAGGAAGTAATCTTCGCTAGTAGCAAACTGTTCAGGAAACCCGCCTAGTTCTATAAACTTGTCACGGCGCGTTAACATAAATGCACCAACTGCAAATGGTGAAAAGTATTTTAATACCTGGTTTATTACATTAAATATTGTAAAACCAATTTGTGCTCGAATATCACCGTCATAACACTTGGCATTTAATCCAACCAAGTCTAAGTTTTCGGCTTCCATAACACTAACTGCGTCGTGTATTACTGTAGACTTAAAAAAGCGTACATCTGCGTCAATGAATAAAATGTAGGGAGTATTAACTAATTGAGCTCCACGGTTCTTTGCTAATGAAACTGGTCCGCCTTCAATAACTTCAATGTTAAGCCGCGGTCGATATAAGTCTATTACGCTACGAGTTTTGTCCGTAGAGCAATCAGCAATAATAATCTTAGTAAATCCAACTTCTTGAGTTATTAGGTTATCTAGTAGGTGGGCTATATAGTTTTCCTCATTTTTCGAGGGTATTACTATTGTTATCTTCTCGCTTAGGTTCATCACTACTCCTT